AGCATTTGCACAACTTGTATTGCAATCTTCTTAACCAATGTGTCCTCTGCAACTCGGTCCATAATCTTAGTGACCATCTCCGCAGGGAGTTTATCTTCCAAGATAGCCTTAGCTACAGCAGAACCTTTCTCAATCTTCTTAATCTTCTTCCTACTGAGAGGAACAAGCGCGTACCCACAATTTATGCATTTGTAGCCCTTGTTCTGTACACAAGCACACTCTGAACAAGTCCACGGGCTTTCCTTTCGGTAGCGACCGCCCTTAATTCTAGCTCCAATGTTGGAGCCAGACTTTCCAGAAGCGGTTTTGTACACGTGGTACCTTTCTCCGTACTTTTCGTACATTTCCTCGGCAACATCATAGTCGCGATCCTCCATAAAAGCACCCCAAGAAGTACCACTTTCGTAGATACCTAGGGAATCTTTTTCTTTTGTAAGGAACGACTCGTGTCCCTCGATCTCGGAAAAATCAGTCATATCTCCTTCATCAGATTCAGGAGCTTCATAATCGTTCTCATTTGGAACATATTCGATCAACTCTGGCTGGCCCTGGGCTATATCTTCGTTAGTAGGGGACTCTTTCTTAGTCATCCTAAAAACAGGCGGAATAACTCCAACGTTCAACTTAACATCTGTATCATGTTCCAAGTGAACACCAACTATACGGTTTTTACTGTCTAGTATGGGGGCTCCTGATGTTCCTACGGTCGTGCTGGCCGAATAATTGACATGCCACGACTTTGTTGCGCTAAGCTTCACAGCAGCGCTGGATACACATGGATTACCTTCATAAAATTGGTTTATTTGTACGGGCTCTCTCGGTTGAACTCTGGACGTCCAAACTCCTACTTTCATTCCTAGTGTGGAAAACACACATGAAGGAATAGAGAGGATCAGGTAGTCCAAATGCTCAGTACGAGATGCCGCTACTACATTAGCCTTGACAGAACTGAGCTTTACGCATTTCTCCCCTTTTCTTAAGTTAATCAAAGCGGTTCTGTTATAGTCCAGCACATGATATGCGGTCAGTAAACAATCCATTCCGTTAAATTTAATCCTAGAAAAGTGTCCTATCAAATTTCCGTCCACTTCGAAAGTTCCCTGGAAATCAGGGATCTTATCGATCTTGTACAGCTTTGATGTGGATAAAACTGCCTCCTTTATAGTCTCAACAGTAGTGCCCTTATCTCTGTTGGCACTGCTGAAAGACTTCAACATTAGGCAGTCTTCAGTTTGTCTTTCTGGTTGTAAGTAAACCCTGTGGTTCTCATCTGCTAGCAAATAAACGCCTGTCTCGTCAGTATAGATTGCTGATGTTGTTCTTTTCAACATTTGAATCTCTTCAGAGGGCCTGTAAATTTGCATTTCTCTCAGTGTCTCTTTCTCCATTTTCCTACGATGAAATACATTACGCACAAAAATCAAAGGCTTAAAAGCACAAAGATAAAGGCAGCATGTAGAACTAACACATAGGCGGTAGATTGGGACACATAGATATTTGGAAAACAGTATAAGAACACTCCACAAGAATTTTAATAAGGGAACA